GTTGATAGAATTAAAGATCCATCAGCTTCCCATCGATCATTTGCATAGTTGTATACAATACTATGAGCACCAGTTACTCCAGCGGCCATACCACTTGGACTTGTAATTGGACCAACTTCTAAACCAAATCCACCAGTTGTTGGTTCTGCAGATAGACTATTACCAGCAAGAACTAAGGTATCTTCAACCGTTAAGGTTTCAGTATTTAGAACTGTTTGTGTACCTTCAACTTGTAAGTTTCCACCAACATATAGATTCTTACCAATCGATGCGCCACCGGTAACAATTAATGCTCCGTCTGTTGCGCTACTTACTGATGATTCAGTAGTATTTGTTATTGTAGTAATACCATCAATAGTTACTGTTGAATTAAGATCTGTATGTCCATCAACCCGGCCGGTGCCTTTAGCGACAAAGTTACCCGAAGTTGCAGTAACATTAAACTTAGTTGCTCCTACTTCAAAGTTTCCATCAACATCTAATGTACCATCAATCTGAGTAGAGCCAGTCGAAGCAGTAACATTAAACTTACTTGATCCTACTTCGAAGTCTCCATCAACATCTAATGTTCCATCAATCTGAGTAGAGCCAGTCGAAGCAGTAACATTAAATTTATTATCACCAACTCTTAGGTCACCATCAATACCAGCTGTACCATCGACTTCTAATGTACCATCAATCTGAGTATTACCAGTAGTTGCTTCTACATTAAACTTATTGGTTCCGGAGATACCAACTCTAAGGTCATTATCAATTCCAACAGTACCGTCTACTTCTAAATTTCCATCAATTTGAGTATCACCAGTAGTTGCTTCTACATCAAACTTAGATGTATTTCCGCTACCAACTCTAAAGTTACCATCAACGCCCAATGTGCTATTTAATTCTGTAGTTCCATGAATAACAGCATTCGTTGAAATATCAACTGAACCATTAAGGTCTAGGTCACCATCGATTCTTGTTGAATCAAGATCTGTATGTCCATCAACATTAAGTGCTCCATCAACATCTAAATTATTTTCTACTGTGAGGTTGTTATTAAACGTAGCATCTGTATTATTTGCAGTTAAGAAAGTTTGATTAGCTCCAGACTTTATTACCAATTGAGCGCCAGTATTAGTAATTCTACCGAATTCAGTCGTGTTGTCTTTAAATATTATATCATTAAGATTAGCGTCAAGAATAATATCATCTGATGAATCAACTGTAAATAAACCTGAAGTAATAGTAAATGCATCTGTTCCAGCGATAATGCTTGTAGCTGATGCATCGAAGACTGCTTCGATTTCGTTAATAGCTCCAACTACATGATTAGACACAGTATTAAGACTAGTTAAAGAACCAGCAGTATGAATATCATCAAAGACTTCATTGATAGAATCTACAATCGAAGTTTTATCTGTAGTCTTAAGATCAGCCATTTCTCTTCTTGTGCCGCCTGATCCAGCGTTACCAGCGTTAAACAAGTCAGCTTCGATTTCATTAATCGCGCCTTGAATAAACTTATTAGTCGTTGTAAGCGTTGTAAGAGACCCAGCAACTAAAATATCATCTTGAGTATTTCTAATTGCTGTTGTAAGATCGTTGCCAGTGTAAGTTGTGTTGCCAATCTCTGCATCAAGAATTCTAACAGCTCGTGATATGTTATCTGAATTATCAGCATCAACAGGACCAGCTGTGTTAAACAACATATTACCAATTTGTGTCTCATGCTCATTAAGAGCATCTCTTATGTTTTGAGCTGCGGTATTAAGAGTATAATTTGCGTTTGTGCCTCTCAATACAGTTTCTATTTCGTTAATTGCGGCAACAATGTTATTAGCATTAGTACCCATTTCATATCCACTTCTTCCAGTGGTATCATCTCTTAGTACATTTTCTAATTCGTTAATTGCGTTTACAGCAGAAGTACTAGTATTGGTATCTAATGCGCTATGATCTCCAAGCTCAACTCTAAGTTCGTTAACAGCAGCTTTAAAATCAGTAGCAGATAATCCAGTAAATGATGCACCACTTACGTATAACTCGGTATGTAATTCATTAATAGAATCTACAATCGAACTTTTATCGCTTGTAAGTAGATCAGTTCTTGTTCTTTTAGCAGCACCTTCAGCGTTAAACAAGTCTTCTTCTAATTCATTAATTGCTTGTGTTAAATCTGATGATGTTGTATGTAAACCTAAATCGCCAACTTCTGTATGTAATTGATTAAGTGCGCCAGTAATTGTATTTGAACCAGAGTCAATTGAAGTAATATTTTCATTACCAATTTGATCTTCATGTTCTCTTACAGCAGACGTTAAGTTTGAAGCAGATGTTCCTAAGTTTGAAGCAGTGACGTTACCAACTTCACCGTGTAATTGGTCAAGTGCTCCAGTGATAGTGTTATTAGAAGCATCAATGCCTGTTATATTAACATTACCAATTTGATCTTCGTGTTCTTTAATAGCAGTACTTACAGTTGAAGCTGTTGTACCCATTGCTGCAGCAGTGATTGTTCCAAGTTCAGCGTCGTGTTCATTAATTGCTAAAACTAAATCATTAGCAGCAGTTGTTAAACTTTCGACAGTACCAATATCATCTTGTAATTCATTAATTGCCGCAACAAGATCTAATGAGAAAACTTTAACTTGATCTGAACTAGCAGCTGGAGTTGTTAACTGTACGTATGATCCATAAGTATTATCAACAGCAACTAAAGCTCCGTGATTTGTTCCAGTAATAGTATCGTTAGAATATCCTAAAGGTCTAATTAAAACCGATGCGCTAAAAGTACCACTATATGTTTTAACTCTTATAACACCATTAGAAACAGAATGTAAAGTACCATACCAAGATGCGCTTGATTCAACTTCAGCTTGAGACGTATAAGTCCCACCTTGATAAATTGTAGTACCTTCAGTATAATGAGTTAATGTAGGAGATCCAGTTTGACTAATTGTTGCTCTAATATTTGCTACGTGGAAACCGTTAGAATTTATTCCTTGAATAAGTTCAGTTCCATCATTATAAACTCTTACAATACCAACAGGGTATGATTCAATTATAATTCGAGCTATCTTTGAATTTGTAATTGTATCTGGAGATGAAGCGCCAACTTTAAGATCAACTGTTGTTGCGAATGTACCAGAAGAATCTCTTACTAGAATTTTATCAGTAGTTGCTGATATAATATATGCTTGCCAGGTTGGTGATCCTGTAGTACCTTGATATATCATAGCGTCTGCGATATAAGAAGAAGCTATAGAAGATACGCTATCAAGAATAATATAACCCGCAGTGTTATCAACTGTATGTGCTGGACTAGTTTCAAACTTTGAAGTCTTTGCTGGAGATGAAGTATCACTACCATCAAACAAAGTTTGTCCTGCTGATGCTGAATAGACATATGTCTTATCAGCCATTAACGCGTTGAGTTGCTCGTTATCACCTAAGTGTAACGAGATCTCATTAGACTTTTGTCTAAGCTTCTCTAACGTGTCCGTTTTATAAATTCTAGTTTCTTTGTTAGCCATTATTTTCCACCAATTAGTTTCTGTAGCATTTTCTTAATTTCAGCAACATCGTTCTTTAGATTATCTATATCTCGACTTTGCGTATCATCAAGTATTCGTTTATTCTGTGCTGCCTTTATCTGTGTTCTTCTTGCTAGGTATGCATCGTTATTAGTATTTATAATAGCTTTAGTGGCGGTATCTCGCTCTAGCCCAGGATTGTTTTCAACTTTCTTAGTTTTTTTAGGCATAGTCATATTCTCCATTAAGTAGCCGCGATCGCTCTGAAGTCTTTTATAGTTGGCGGTGTTGATGAATTCTTAGATTTTAAAATAATCTTAAACGCCATTGAACCAAAGCTAGCTAAAGGTACACCAGCTGAAATTTCTTCAATTGAATACTTAACTTCGTTATATACATTGCTGTTACCATTAGTAGGTATATCATCTGATGGTAAAGCTAATGTCCAGTCTAAACCAGCGAAATCAACATCAGAACCAGAAGCTAAAGTCTTATAGTAAAAATCTATAGTAGATCCTGCTGGTCTATTAACTGATAGAAATACATTAATAATATCAGCTTCTTCAGCTAAATCTATCTTCTTAGTAATATATTTACAAAGTTCAGTTCCGCCATAAGCATTGGTTTCTGATGTAGTTCCATTATGCCCGATTTTGTTTTGAACTGTAATTACTGATAATCTATTAGCATCAAGTACTGGAGTTAAATGACTCGCGTTAGTTGTAAGAACTGTTCTTAACGTGAATGTCTTAGCACTACCAGTTTCGTTTGCAGTTGAAGCTACAAGTCTAGGCGTATTAAAGTAACGATTCGAGTTTGGCAATATTTCAATTTCATCAGCAGTAGCGTATGGAGTTTCAGCACCATCAATAGACTTTTGAGTTGTTGATGTTAGATAATATCTAATATCAGTTCCTGGTAGAATCATGCTTGCAGCTTGTAGATGACATAGATCGAAATGTCTATTTTCTGTAGCTGTAATTACTGACCCACCGCCAGATCCTGTTGAATTGGCAACATCGCTATTATTAGCTGTAATACTATATGTATCATGCGTAATATTGCTAATCGTATGAGTGCCATTAATATTAGCAGCAGATATACCATTAAACGTTGTAACACCAGCAATAATAACAGAAGATGATGTTCCATGCATACCGTGATTAGGATGTCTAATTGTAATAACGCCTGAGCTATTAACTGTAGAAGCTGCGTTTGGAGTTAATGATTTTACTTGAATTGTATCATTAACAAATGTAACTTCTTTAGTAGATCCAGCAAACTCAGCTCTATTAAGAGTAAACTTAAGATCTTTACTTTGATCAGGAGTCCAAGTTGAAGCATTTTGAGAAGTAAAGAATGACCCGCCATGTGGTTGTTTATTGATTCTATAGTTAGTATTAGTAACGTCAAACCCACCCATTTCAGCAACCCAAGCTTCGTATTCGTCACAATCAGCTTGTATAACAATAGCATATTCTTGATCTTGCATTAAATATACTGGAGTTTCGAATGTAAATCTAGTAGATGCTGTAGCAGTACTTGATGTATTAACACTTGACGGATATAACTCGACTTCAGTTCCAGGAACTATAGTTTGTGTTGGTACACCGTTTTCAGTAGAAACAATACTAATAGATACTGGAATTTGTACATCGCTTCCAGTCTTAATTGTATATTTACTTTTAAAGAAAAGATCAACAGATGTAACAAATAAACCGCCTTGCTTTTCAATCAAAATAGTTTGAGCTAATGGATCAGTCCAAGTTGTAGATGATTGATTAAACGTTTCACTAATAACTCTTTGAAGATTCAATCTAGAAGTTTCTAATCTTGCTACTTTAGTATTAGTAATAGTTCTTTCTGTAGACTCTATAAGACCTTGAGCATGAAACATAGTTTCTGCTGAAGTTCCTTCGCCTGATTTATCATTAGTTAATGAATCACTTAGTCTAAACTCTTTAGTACCACATTTGAATTTAGTTGTAGAGTTTCTCGGAATAATAAATGTTCCAGTGATTTGACCTAAGTTGTTAGTAACTAAAGTTCCACCGCCAGCATTGTTTAATGCTCCAGGATATTCAACAACACTTGTAGTTTCTGACCATTCTTGATAAGCTTCAGATTTACAGTATGCAGTAACATTAACGTTATTAAAGAATGCGTATACCTTAGTGTTAGGCTTCATACGAGAAGCTTTAAAGTAAATCTTTCTTGATCTCATGAATGGAACAAAGTTAACTTCAACGATTCTGTTACCAGTTTCTCTAGTTACAGTATCAAAACTAACATCAGTTCTTAATCCAGATCTTGACTGATTAGAAGTAACTGTAGTTGCTGTTGTTGTAATTTGACCAGCTTGAGTATTTGGAGTTGCTCGTCTTTGATCAAACCACGTGTCATCGCCAGCTCTAGTAGTTGCAGTTATTTGAGTTTCAACTTGACGTCCAGCCCAGTTAGTTTCCCATTCGTTCCAAACAGTTCCAAGAATTCCAGTCTCTTTGGCACGAGATACAAATTGCTCATATTGACCATCATCATCGATTATAACGTCTGGTCTTATATCAGTTTCTTTCCATTCATCTGATTCAGGAGATAATTGAACTCGACCATTCCAAGTAAATACGTTATATGGATTTACGTTAACAGCCATAGAAGCGTAAGGTTGAACTGTGTGAGACGTTTCTGAATATGGCATAGTCCAATTAGAACCAGTCTTTTGTGCAGTGCTACTTATAGTAGGAGACGTAATTAGATTAACGTTCTTTGCTGGACATTCTGGTCTTAAGACACCATTTTCTTTATCAACTGATTCACTACATTCTTCATGAGACATATCAGCGATAGATTGATTTTTAAATGAATCTACTATAATACCGTTTTTAAATCTAGACAATCCATTGCTATCAACCATATGAATATCAGCAGCTGATTGCTCAAGTAATGATAGTGAAGTATAGTATTCTAAATTTTTAATTCTTTTATCTAAAGATCCGATATCTTTCATCGTATATCGTTTGTTGCTTTTTATATCTGGAATAACGCCAGATAAATTAAACACATAAGGCTTAAGTTTTAATTGATATAACGTAAGACCATCTTCTTTATCTTCAGGTGGTTGTGGGTTATCTGATGGAACACCTTTAATAACTTCAAATTGACCATCTCTTCTAATGATAAGCTTATCAATTCTAGGAAGATAATAGTTAATATCAGCAGTTAAAGCGTGACCAACTTTTGGCGCACCACATAAGCTTGATCCTGCACTTGTAAAGTTATCAGCAACATCAGATTTTCTTGCTCTAAAGTCTATGGAATCTCTTAATTCAATAGAACCATTTGATCCAGAAAAACTTGCGATATTAGCATAATCAGCTGTAGGATATGAGTCGACACAGAAGTAATCTCCAGCACCGTGTATGTAATACTTAAATGTAATAACTAAATTACCAGTAGGAATAGCAGCACTACCACTAACTTTTACGATTTTACCTTCATCATAGAAGTTATCTCTTTGACCATTGTCAAGCGTAAAGTTATCAGTTTGTGGAATACCAGCAGAATCTACGATAGAAACAATTTCAATAATATCGGCTTTGTTTAAATCATAAGTAAGAGTTGTTCCATTTGTTACATTAATTGTTTCAACTTGAGTAGTATTAGTTTTTGTTTTTGGCGCAATAGTCTTTTTAATTGTAGCTACTACATTACAAACAACACCATTAGCAATTCCTATTGCAGTTGTGTTATATGAAACTCCAGTAGTACCATTACCACCAGAAGTTTTATTACCAAGTACGTTAGTTTTAACATCGCCACCAACTGGTGCAATAATAATATCATTAACGTCTTCAAATAAACCAACTGATGTTGTTATTGATAAACTACCAGATCCTGTTGTTGCTTGAAACAATCTTTTAATAGAATACGTAGTATCTCTAGTTGGATCAGCTAAAGTTTTAACTGCAGAATGTGGTAATTGGAAAACCGCTGTATTGTTACCAACATCGAATCTTGTACCAACAGCAGCTGCAAGTAAATTAGCTACAAAACTATAAGCAGCTTGTGATACATTATCAACAGCTCCAAAGTTTCCTGATGTCATTTTAATATCAAAGAGATATAATCTAACATGATCTGAGAATGATTCCATTCCTCTTACACGAGCAGTACCAACACTAACACCAGAGTCTTTTAAAGTAATTGGAGTAAAGTTTTCTAAATCTGGAACACCTTGCAAACCAGACTTATCTAGTTTGATATAGTTACCAACATTGATTTGAGTATTAGACTCATTATAGAATCCAGTAGCATCAGATCCACGAGGCTTATCAATATCAATATAAGTTGTTCCAACTTTATTATTTCTGTAACCTTGTACGTATGCGGTCGATGGTTCAATACCTAAAGCAATTTTATCAATGCTTCCGCCATCAGCAGCAAGATACTTACCAAAATTAGTTGTAGTGTTTAAATGTTCTAATATTTCTAATTCAAATGGCTTAACTACATAATCGCCAGATTCATCAAATGTTCTTTGAGCAAGTCTTAATGATAATCCAGTATCTTCTGTTTTATCAGTTTTATCTACATTGATTGTACCATTTTGTACTGTTAATAACGTTATGTAGTTATCAACTGTTCTACTAGCAATACCAATTGGCTGTTTAATTAGAGTTGTAGATATCTGATATCTGTTTGCACCAGGTGCTGACGTATTTGGAACGCCTTGAGCATTATCAACTAACGTTGCATCATTACCAGAAGTTACAATAGTTTCGCTTACTTGTAAACCAATTATGTATGATGGATTATTTGAATACTTATCTAAAATAAGAGTTGCTGATGGTACATATGAGAAACAGCCAGATATAAAGTAAACACCTTCGGTTATAGCAACAGAAGAACCTTTACCAATTGAATTAGCTATAGTTGAAGCTGTTCCAGTACCAGTATCTGATCCACTACCAACCATTCCATATTTTACTGGATCGCCGTTTGAAGAAAACACTTCGCCTGCTGCAAACTTTTCTACATCAGAATTAGTTCCGCCAGACTTTTGGTATTTAATATAAACAGTATCAGGATCAGATCCTTCAGCAGCTACTGCTTTTAAAACTAAAGCAGTTACTTGGTTACCACTATTGCCAGTACCAGTAATAACGGTACCTTCAAGTGCTGATAAACCAGCACTAGTGTACGCTACGCTACTGTGAGTAAATGAACCTTCAAGTTTTAAATAATCGTATTCAATGTTAAGAGATAACTCGCCGTTTACAACTCGTGAACCATCTTTAAAAGCGTATTGTCCATGTCTATCGATTTGAGCCTGCAAAGCAGACTGCATTTGAGTAAGTTCTCTAGCTTGTACCGCAAAACCTGGACGAAACAATATCCTGTGGTAATTTTTAGATTCGTTAAAGTCATCGTAGTACGGCGAGACTGAATAAGTTTTTATAGATGTTGTAGTCATATGTTCTCTCTTTTAAACTAATATTTATATTGATATTTATATTAGAATTCGATTATGATTTTTATATCTTCGATTTGCGAAGCCGTTCTATCAATCGGGTTTCTGTTTTCTAAGAATATAACATCGCCACTGTGAACATCAACTTCAGGACTAATTACAAATGCGCTAACAGTTGTCTTAGGCGTTCCTTGAGCTCCTGATGTTCCTCCAACAACTGCAGTGCCTGGTATAAAATTACCATATCCAGTCTTAGAGTTTTGTTGGTAATGTATATACCCAGTGCCACTATCAACTTCAACTACATAGGCTTGTGCTAATGTTGCGCCACTGCCTTGAGTGATTAGTTCATCAACAACGAATGAAGAAGTTGTTGCAGAAAAACTTAAAGCCGGAGTTGCTTTTAATGTTGCAGATGTCGAAACAACTGAAGTTCCGAAATTAAACGGATTTTTAACTAATGTGATTTGTCTGAAATCGTTGCCAACTGTTAAATCACCACCACCAGAACCATCTAGTAATGTATTAACTGCTGAGAAGAAACCACCAAGTTCTTTAACTGGATCTGTACCATGACCATTTTCAGGAGAAAGTACAGCTCGTGCTGCAGCGTCTGAACCACCGCCGCCTTCTATTTTAATATGGACTGTTGAATAATCAGTACCTTTCGCGGTAACTGCAATCGCTGTAACAGATCCACCAGATACAGTAGCAGTAGCAGTTGCACCAGTACCAGCACCTGTAACATAAACACTAGGTGCAGATGTATAACCAGTACCACCAGTAACTACCTCAATTCTTTCAATACCAGCAGCAGTTGAAGAATCTCTTGAAGCTTTTTGGTTTAGATACTGAGCATAATCGCCTTCTGACAAAGCAGCTTCTGCGGCAGCGTCGTTACCGTATGTCTCAACATTAATAGTTTTAACAGGCATATAAGAAGTCGTAAGGAATTTCTCTGCATCGGCGACGGCTACCGTGTACATGTATTTCCAAATATACAAATCAGATTCAGCTGTTGGACTAGTTAAAGTTTGAGTTGGTTCTTGAGTAGAGCCAGTTGCTGGAGAGAAGATACATTTATAAACCTTAAACTCCGAAGTGATAACGTAGAATGCGTAATCAAACATATCAGCATCGTTTGAATCCCATCTAACATAACTCGTTCCAGTAGTCCAAGTATGTCTTGGCACAACGTGAGATACGTCTGCAGCATTAAGTTTCTTTAATGCAAACATATTCTCTCTAGATTCAACTAAAGAATCTATTGTGTCATATGGAGTGAATGGTTCTGCATCTGTAGTATCGCTTACAGCATTAGACCACGCGTCAGTTTTACCGATTGCTACGAATACGCTTGATCCAGATACAGGTGTGTTAATATCGTCTTTGAAATTCTCCGCGTTCAGAGTTCTGAATTTAGAAGTTACTATTGCCGTCATGATTTATTTTCCTATTAATTTGTGTGCACAAACGAGTTAACGTTATATTTATTTATATCACTTATCGAAGTACTTTGTAAATCTACGTCACCTAATACTTCTAAAGTTTCATTAAAATCATACAACATATGATTTTTTAATATGTTAGTTTTTTGACTGTAGTAGTCATTTGCTGGTTGGGTTCTATATCCAGCTGGAACAACAGTGACATCGTATCCACCCATAAATTTATCTGAAACTGGAGAGGTTTCTGTTACTGACCAGTTTTGACCAGAGGTAAGAGCTCCTGTTTGTAATAGATTACCATTGTATAATTGTCTACCTCGTACTGATGCAGAACTTTGAACTGGGTTTGTTACTTTAATAGAATATGGATCAACATTAGTATGATTTAATTCTAATATGCGAGTAACTTTTTGTTCTTTAACTCTATTTTCATTCTTAGCTCTTGATGCTATATAGACCGCAGGTTCTCTAACATAACCATACCCTGGATTTGTAATAACAGCAGATGCTATTTCTGTTGGAACTAATTGTACAATCGCAGTTGCGTTACCAGCAATAGCAATTGTAGGAACTTCAGTATATCCAGAACCAGAATTAACAATCTCAATATGAGATATTGAACCATTTTCGATAAACGCGATTGCAGTTGCACCACTACCATTACCACCTGATATAACAACAGTTGGCTGACTAGTATATCCACTTCCGATATTTCCAATTTCAATTCTATCAACTGAAGTTGGTTGTAATGTATATTTACCACTAGCTGTAATATTACTTGCTAGTGGAGCTCCAAAACTATCAATTGAAGTTGGGGCATCAAATAATATACCTGGAGGCGTTGAATACTTTTTAGTAGTGTTAGGTACAACATTTATATTAGAGATCTTAGATAAGTTTGGATTACCTGCAACATTAGCAAAGGCAGATGAGTAATTAGCTCCAGCATTTGTAATAGTTGCTCCATTAATTTTACCTAGAGCGTCAATAGTACACGTTATAACAGCTTGTGTTATTGTCTGACCAGATTGTTCTACACCGTTAACTACAATTACCGGAGCTGTTGTATAACCAAACCCTGGATCTGCAATTGCAACAGCAGTAACTGTATTAGCACCAGCTCCGCTTTGTGGAACTGTTAATGAGAATCTTCCTGACCTATGGATATCTACATATGTAAATGGTAAATACTGTGAAGCAAACATTTCAATAATTAATGGAATGTCTTCAATTCCAATAACACCTGGTTGCAAATCTGGCATAGAAGAAAACGTAAATCTATTAGTTCTTCCATATCCACTAAATGATTCGCCAGTTAACTGATTATGCTTAGGTCCACCAACGTATCTCAATGCTCTTGAAATCTTTTGATCATCACCTAACTCATTACGAGTAGCAAATAACTGAATAAGAATTTCAGCAAAATATTTAAAACCAGCAGGATGAACTAATCTATCATAGAAGTAATCCCATGAAGATAAATTTTGACCTGTACGTATAAGATACGAGAATTTTTGATATCTTAAACTATCCTGAACTTTAATTGTATCTGATAAGAAACCCTTTTTATCTAAATAGATACCACCCTTTGGCAAATCAGGATTTACTTCCCAATTACCAGAAGACGGAATAAGAGTACTGTCCCAAGGATATTCAACTTCAACTTCGTCATCAAAGAGAAGTCTAAAAAATACTTCAATTGAATCTGAAGATCCACGAATCTTATAATAATCAGTCATTGCCTTATAAAGATTTCGTTTATTAACTGGAATAGAACGAGGAATAACTGCAGCAATTTCTTTTTGTATAAGTTCTAAGTACTGATTTGAAGTCTTATCAATATCCATTGACTCTTCAATCGTATTAAGAGCATACGAAGCGCCTGGACCAGCCCAATATTTAATTGGAGTTACTAAAGAAGCTTTTTTCGTGTTGTGAGATTCTAATCCTATTACAGTAAACGTTTTACCGATAGCTGAAGTGGATTGTGCAAGAGATCCTGGAAGGTTATTACCATTTGTAATAAAAACATTACTACCAGTCATAGCAAACTGCGTAATGATACCATCACTATCAGTTATCGTAAGTACTGAGTTAGCTCCAGAATCATCAGTAAAGAAATGATCGTTTTCGTTTTTAGGATCTATAACTCTAAATACAGCTTTACCATCTAATATATTATCAGTGTATGTTTCTGTTTCCTGATATATAAACTCTTCCAAGTTCATATAGGTATAATAAGCTTCTAATAATGTTTGCAAGCCTACTGAATTTTCTAATATCTCAGCAGGTATTAGTTCTTCAGTTCTTAAGTTTTCTTTTGTCTTTGCTTTTGCCGAAGCTACAGCTTGGATATATCCAGGTGAGGATATATCCGACGAGAAAAGCGTATTATTAGGATTATGAGTTCCTGCCATCTTATCTCAGCCTTGAAGTTGTTGTATAATCTATAGTACCCGAAGAACCTGATACTGAAATTGTATCAATGCTTGGAGTGATTTGTACTCTTAGTGGATCAATTGCAATTAACTGATCTCGCTTCGGTGCTAGATCTAATGAGTCTGGAATAACTGTAATTCTAATAATGTCAACTGAATCATTATCAGAAACAAAGTTATTTAATGTAATCGTTCCAGCTGTTACGTCGATAAGTCCTGCATCATTAATAACTGTTACGTTTACTGAATTTACAATCTTATAAACCATAACCTGTCTGTCAGTAGATCCAGAAATTGGAATATCTCCAAAGTATACTTCTTCACCGCCGAATTTCCACATAGTAGATGAAATCATAAAGTTAGTAGAAGCACCAGAATTAAAGAACGGAGCTGTAAAATCTAATGTAAAGTTATTATCTAATCCTGCAGCAAGTTTATTAGGAGTAATGTTCATAAACATGTATGGTCTTACATTACTATTCTGAATAGATGGATCAGCGTTATCAACAGCTTTAAGTAACTGTGAATGTCTGAATACTCCATCAAACTTATTAAGTTCGTTAAAGTTATAATCAGAAATAGCGTCTCTTACAACTGCAGTTAATTCAACAGATGATCTATCAGTTAAGTTTGGATTATATTTAAATGCAACATCTAATTCTAAGTAAGTAAAGTTAGGATCAACTATAACTGGAGTAATAGATACTACACTCTTACCTTTAAGAATTGTATTAGTTATCTCAGTTTTTTCATTAGCAGTTAATGTTTCGTTAACTAATGGCTTAATAGAAATATAAACTGCACCATAATCTGGTGGATTGTTATCTTCGCCACCCCAAGTAGATATAGAATTAATATTTGTAAATTCTTTTTGTATAATTGCTCTATAATCGTCTGAAGTTACTGCTCTGTTCTGAGAAGTAAAGGTTAATGGTGCGTTAAATCTAATTGATTCGTTTGTTTCTTTTACAGAACCACCAGCAGCTTTAGCTAATGTAGTAATACTAATATTTGCATATCCGCCAATATTATCTACCATTGTAAACGAGCTAGCACCGTTTGAGTCTTCGCCATTAGTAAATATATAGTCAAGAGTTACGATGTTATTGTTAAGAGGTTTTTTACCAGTTACACCATCGCCAAAATATGTTTCAAAGTATTCATTTGAATTTTCTTGGAGATAAAATACTCTACTAGCTGAGTTAACGTTAAGTAAAGATTCAAATTGTGTATAGTTATCATAAGAACTAGATTGTTCGTTTGCCTGAACAAGTACTCTAAGTGTAGATGTATCGGCATCGTCATCTGATATTTGAAACTTCTGATTTTCAATATCGTTATCAACTCTATATAGTAATTTCTTACGTGTACCTTCAACAATAATTACATTACTAAATACAAAACTACCACTATCAGCAGAAATAACAGCTGATTGTTCGTTAAGTACTACGTATCTGTAATTCCTGCCATCAACTTGAGTAGTAAGTTTAGTACCACGTGGTAAAGTTAATGTAGATGGAAGAGTACCAGCTTCTCCAGATACGTCAACAGTAATATTGATAGTAGATCGTGGAGCTAATACAGAACGAGGTATATAACCTAATAGTTTTGCACGAGTAACAATGTTACCACGGATCTGAGCTGAATCTAAGAATGCTTCGTTTAAAGCAAAGTGAGCGGTCATAGCATTGTAGTGCGTATTATAAGCTAATACGTCTAAGAGCGCAGACAAACCGGATCCTTCAAAATCATGACTATTAAAAGCTGTTTGAGTCTTTAGATAGTTAGTTAGATTCTTTTTGATTTGATCAAAATCAAGTTCGGTTACATTTAAATTAGTTGCCATAGTTTCTTACCTTAAACGTTTTAATACGATATCAACAGTTTCGTTGGAATCGTATTCTTTGATTCTAAATTTAACTAGAATCCTATATGAATTAGTATCTGCATCATCAACAATATCAATAAACAAAAGTTGGACTCTTTGCTCGCCATCTACTATTGTTCTTGCTATATTTTCTCTTAATGCTTGTTTAGTAATCTCATCTGCTGGTTCGAAGAGTAAACCTCTTAGATTAGCACCAAGACCAAGATTGAATGGTCTCTCATAAAAGTTAGTTAACAGTAGATTACGTACTGCATACTTGATAGCCCTATCATCTTTCAACGGAATAATATCATTACGTATTGGATGAAGAGTTAAGTTAAGATCTAAGTCAGTCCAAGGTTTAAGCCTCGACGCTGACTGAATTCTTTTCAGATCTCCAAGAACCCCGCTAGGTTCGTTGATCTGAGATGATTTATCTGATAGATTATTAGTAGACATATAACTATTTATACTCCGTTATCAGTCGATTTAAAGTCAAACCGGTTTACCTGTATCTGATTTAGGACCACTTGATGCAGTAGGAGATCCTTCGTGTTTATGATCGCTTAGCTTAATACCGTTACCAGTTACTTCGCCACTTGCAACTATAGTAGAATTATTAGTTTGAGCAGACGTAACAGCTAATGTAGATTGCAAACTAGTAGCATCCGATACAGTAAGAGTACCAGTTATAGTTGTGTTACCATCAATATTTACTATATCATTAACTGCATCTATAAGGACTGTTCCTTCTTCGTTAATATTAATAACCGTTCCACTCTTATGTCTTATCTGTATTTCAGCACCAGTCATACTAAATGTATGATCATCTTTATGCTTTATATTAATACGTTCTGCACTCGGAGTATTATCAATCTCTATCATATGACCAGCTTCAGTCTTATGTACTTTATTAGTAGGAGGATTAAGCTGTGCTTCTACCGGAATGTCGATAATACTATTGGTAGAGGAAGCAATTGAACCCATCACTATAGCATCCTGTGCAGACTGTCCATCTCTAAAGAATCCTACCACCCACGATCCAACCATCAACTCATGATTCGAGCCATAACCCTTAAAGGAAGAGGACGTATTTGGCATCATAACAGTAGACCACGGAAGTTTATCCGAAGGTATAGTATTATCATAGTAGCCGAAAGGCATAACTCTTACTCTGTTAGAAAGTAAAGGATCATTAATGTCAACGATCTCTCCTGTAAACCAAGTAAATCCACCACCTATAAACTGATCCATTCTGTTCATTATTTAAGACTCCCTTTCGCGCCAGGATTTTCGGCGGAAAAAATTTTTACGTATGTTTCTATCAGAACTAAAAGTATCATTGCATATATCCTATTTAATATTATCCAAACTGTCTATGTATGAGTCTTTCTTTAAGAGTAACTTCATACGATACTCATCAGCAAAACTATGTACTATAGAAGAAACAATGTACTTACCTGAAAGGTATAGGTCTTTGGTACGTTTATTATCGCCTGCTTCCATAGACTTTACTACGTTAACATCTATAGTCATACCCGCGCAAAGATTAAAGTCTCCGAATATCTCAATGTTTAATTCCAAGGTATCCATATTCTGTATATAAGCATTCGCTGAAAGTATCTGAGTCTCACTCGGTGCATGGTAACTAGAGCCCCCTGATACAGCCGAAGTGTTTAGACTGATATAAAAGTTAGTCGAATCCCTATGTTGTTCTATAGGTCTATCTTCAATCGTACTACCAATTGGAACTACACCATTAGCATTCAATCTAATCTGAGTATCACTGTACGCATAGGTCTGTTTCTTATAAGACTTAGTAGCTATATCTATAGTATGTAGAGTAGATGAATAGGCTCCAGCTGCTAGGTTCATATAACTACTCATATTAAACTCCGAGCTAAGAGTTAATATCTTCCGAGCTAATATCTTATTGTTCTCTTCACTTCCTACTATAGTAGTTATGTTAGGCGCGTACTTATACTCTCTGTAAGAATCTTTCTCATTACCATCTACATCCTTATACTTCTTATTAACAATGTTCTCATACGAATCAAACACTATACCTTGACCTAATGTCTCATAGAAGAAGAAAGGACTACCATTATCATATGACTTCCGTGTTAACCAATTAATAAGGTTCATAGGTCTCATACGTGGATATACACCTACTATAGTCTCTTTCGTAGCTGTATTAATAGAGAGATCGCTTTCATCTATAGACAGTTCGTCTATACAGATATTCTTTATTAACTGACCTGTAGTATTAGCAAACGGCTTAGATATAGTCTTAGACTGACTGATGTACGCATGCTCTGAGACTACTCTGAATACATACGTCGCTGTGCCTGGACTGAGTTTAGCGTAACTATGTATCTCTGCTATCTTGAATTTGTGCGAGTATTTGTCCTGTTGACCGTCATTGAGTCTTCTCTTCAGTACGATCTCTAGTCCCTCCCCACTCACGGCTTTCACCTTTTCTAGCATTTGGGCAGCATCTAATATAGATACATCTCCTTGCAAGCTACCACTATATAGAGACTCTTCTATAGATATAGTACCTATTAGATCTACTATATCGAATACCTTTCCATTACTAGCTGTAAGAGATGCACTCATTAACTCATAAGATGATGGTACTATAGCGTCTGAACCATTAGATAGTTTACTATTATACTTAGACATTGTTTATTATAGCCTCATATTTGTCTACAAAGTCGCTTATATACTTTGGATCTATTACTCTTATCTTTGATCTTGCTTCGTTACTTGTGAAGAGATGTTCTCTATTAGTATGGTATGAAAGTTCTCCGGCTGGCTCTCCACCATTAATGAATGTTGCAACTGTTTGTACTCTTTTGTCGAGATCGTCTGTCCTATAGTAGTCATGTGGCGCATCTATATACTTATAGACATCATATGTATTAACACTATCAGCAGATTTTACTCCTGTTATAGTTTCTGTTGCGTTAGATGGTCCAGGTGTTGAATCTCCTATGAATGATCCTACAACAGTTTGCAAGACTAACTGATTCATATCTAGATTTTTCTTTATTATAATACCTGTTGCACTACTGTTAGTTCCTTGTACAGTCTCTCCTAGCTCGAATCTACCTGCTAAGCTATTAGGATAAGAAGATATAATACCTGGATCTCCTGTCTCATCTACTTCAGGATTCGTTGTAATAACTACACCTTCGAATTCTTGTGCCATATACGTGTGAAGCTTCTCTTGACTCATTGGCCAAGACGCAAGTCCGTCATG